CTCGCAATTGTCTCGCGAGCTAGTGTGTGAAGATGGTCTTTTCCATTGGTACGGATTTGACGGCCTAGGTGTTCCAGGACACCCAGTGCCTCTTTCCGACCGTTCCACCGGCTCTTGGCTCCTGTAGCCTCCGCTAGGGTCAGAAACATCTTTCCCTTTGCTGTGCCCGGTTCTGTAATTTCCACCAAACGTTCGCAGAAGACACCTCTTGGACCCGAAAAGGATTTCGATACGTTCACTTTGAGCCCTACGCTTTGTAGGTTCGCGGTGTATCGTTCCGAGACCTTCCTCGTCCAGAGGCCTATCAAGTCGTCGCCACATACTTGATGGTCTTCTTTTGACGCGCCCGCCGCCCACGCGGCCCAGGCGTTGATAAGAGATAGAATAGTCCACGAAAGGCCAAGGCCCATGTGAATTCCACGCTTCGTCATCTTCCCGTCTAGGGATTGTGGTCCTAGCAAGGCCTCACCAGCGCGATAGACTGCCTCCACCTCACCTGCAAGGGTGCACAGCTCCTTCCATACATGCTGTGCCACCCGGTGAGGGATCCAGTCAGTCGCGGCTGATAGGTCGGCCGAGAACAAGCGCGTTTCTTCCCAGTTCTTATTCGTAAGGACGATCGGTTGATCCGTTAGCATGTCTCGCGTCACACAGACCTTCTTCAAGAGGGGAACCCACCGTTTGGTGATTACCCTCGAGCAATGGACTGCTCGCGCGCCATGTAAGGACGCTACACGGACTTTGCCTCCGGCTTCTTGCAAACCAATAGGTTTCAGGACTTGCTCGGCTACTCCCTCTGTAACGTTGCCAAGTGCCCATCGTGCCACGGTTCGGGCTGTACGTTCTCGGATTAATTTTAACCCGAGACCGGTCAGCGACAACCTGTCACCAAGCACGTCAAGATGGTTGACATCGTAGAACGACACCTGGGTTGAATAACCCGTATCATAATTCATGATCGGTGGTGCGTTTCCACGGCCCCATTGACTTCCGACTCCAAGAAGGTCGTCAAGCAGGTTTCCGAGGTTATTCTTAACGAAGTCCTTGTCGACCAGGTACCACCTTCCTCTAACTTGGAAGGGCCTGTCGTTGTTTTGGTTCTCAACAAATTTGTCGAGTTCCTCTTCAGTATAGGAAAAGCGCTTAACTAGCTTATCAAAACTGAAGGTCTCCGTTCGTTTCGCCTCTTTTATGTCTTCCATATCCAAAATGTCGCGTATTGCCTTTGCGACTCCTCCCTTCTTCCTACTGTGCGTGTAACATGCACGGTCGGAAGGCAAGGGACATGCGGG